ACGTACGCCAAATGGGCCGAGAAATACGGCTTTCAATGGTGTGCTTTTCACTCCATCCCTATCGAATGGCTGACGTAGCTCTGATTAAAGACCTCGCCGCCAATCTCATCATGGCTCTCGATAAATACACGTCACCCAATGACATTATCGAAGGCTTTGAAGACGCATTGGACGAATACGAGGAGTTGATCAACCGCTTCCATGTTTCAAACACAAACAGCACAGCCCAGTGAGTTTATCGCCCATGAACCTTGCCCTTCTTGTGGTAGTCGAGACAACCTTGCTCGTTACGACGATGGCCATGGCTGGTGCTTTGGGTGCGGCTATCGGGAAAGCGGTAGCGCCTTTTATCAACAACCAAATTCAAACTCACGAATGACCTTCTCCATGAAGGGATCTGCAGAGCCGCTTCCTAAGCGAGGTTTGAGTGAAGAAACTTGCCGCAAATATCGAGTTCATCGAGACGGCAAGCTTCTTTATTTTCATTACTTCGACAAAGATGGTAAGTGCTCTGGAGCAAAGGTAAGAACCGTTGACAAAACCTTCCGCTGGGAAGGATCAAATCCTGATGGACAACTATTTGGACAGCAGCTCTTCCCAAATACCGGAAAGAGAGTGGTTATCACCGAAGGAGAACTCGATGCTCTTTCGTGTTATCAAGGTTATCCGGGGAACTGGCCGATGGTTTCAGTACCGGATGGTGCCCAATCGGCCAAACGCTCGATTCAAAGGCAGCTTGAGTGGCTCCAGGGCTATGAGGAGATTATCCTCTTCTTTGATAATGACGAAGCAGGCCGTCAAGCTGCGAAGGATGCGGCAGGGGTATTGCCACCAGGCAAGGTCAAGATCGCTTGTCTGCATGGTTTCAAGGATGCTTCCGATGCACTCCAGGCTGGCCAGGCACAAGCGATTAAAGAGGCAATTTGGAACGCTTCCGCATACCGCCCAGACGGTATTGTCGAGGCGAAGAGCCTCTTAGAGCAAATCCTCAAACCCAATGAAGAGGGTCTTCATGAATACCCATACAAGGGACTTCAAGAGAAACTACACGGGATCAGATCAGGAGAGCTTGTCACAATTACTGCAGGCTCTGGTATTGGTAAATCCAGTTTCTGTCGTGAACTCGCAACTCACCTTCTTAACGGGGGAGCACGGGTTGGTTACTTGGCACTTGAAGAAAGTAACCGTCGAACCGCCTTGGGATTGATGTCAGTCGCTGAAGGCAAAGCCTTTCACATTGGTGACCATGACCGCAAAGTTCTCAATGAAGCATTCGACAGAACCCTTAACCGTTGGCCACTTTATCTTTTTGATGGCTTCGGTAGTTTTGATCCCGATGTTATTTATAACCGTGTGGAGTATCTGGCCCAAGGTCTCGATGTTCGGGTAGTCATTCTTGATCACCTAAGCATCTTGCTCAGCGGCCTTGACGGAGATGAACGGAGAGTCATTGATCAAACAATGACCAGACTTCGATCTCTTGTCGAACGCACGGGCATCTCGATGTTCCTTGTTTCACACCTACGTCGTCCTGGTGGTGATCAAAGCCACGAAGAAGGCGCACGTGTACATCTTGGTTCCTTGAGGGGTTCACACAGTATTGCTCAATTGAGTGATGCGGTGATTGCTCTTGAACGCAACCAACAAACAAACTCACAGACAACTGTCCGCATCCTGAAGAACCGTTATTCAGGTGAAGTCGGACCGTGTTGTGAATTGACTTACGACCTTTCTACCTGCCGATTTACTGAACATGAAGCTGAAGGAGAGTTCGACGCTACAACGGACTTCTAACTATGAAGTCAGGTTGATACGTCCTAATCCACCTAGTGCAGAAATGGTTAGGCGTGCTAAACCATTCAGGGCTGACGTGATTAATCTTGAAGCCATCATCAAACATCCGACCATTCAGATTGATGTCTAATAATTACATCATCTGCACTCAGGATGAGATGCTCAAAATTTTTCAACTGGGCGAAGCTGATGCTGATGCAATTTGCATCGATCTGCAGCAGCTGTTCGACGTTCTCTGCGAATACTACGGGGTTGACCCGTCCTGGAGTCCTAATGATGTCTACTAATGAACCTTCTTTTTGACATCGAAACAAACGGCCTCTACAACAACGTCACTCAAATTCATTGTGTTGCTATCAAAGACCTTGGTAACGGTCAGACTTATGTCTTTAACGACCAGGGTAGTAAAGAGCCCATTGTTCGTGGCATCACGATGCTTGAAGATGCTGAGGTCATCATTGGCCACAACATCATCAACTACGACATTCCAGTAATCCAAAAGTTTTACCCGTTTTTCCAAGCGCCCCAACCTTTGGATACGTTGGTGCTCAGCAGGCTGTATCACCCTGACATTTTGAAGACCGACAAGGAACGCAACTGGGCTCATATGCCCTTGCAACTTTATGGTCGTCATTCACTAGAAGCCTATGGCTACAGGTTGGGTGAATACAAAGGCGCCTTTGCTAAGCAAACGGACTGGAAAGAGTGGTCTCAAGACATGGAGGACTACATGGTTCAGGACGTTCAAGTTACTCACAAACTATGGAATCATTTCCAAAAGAAATTCCTGATTGGATCCGACTAGAGCATCGAGTTGCTGAACTTCTTACCCAACAAGAACTGCATGGATGGTACTTCGACGAACGATCCGCTCATGAGTTGGAATCGGAACTACGATCTGCACTTGATGCGCTGCAGGGATCTCTTAGGCAACGGCACCCTTTCGTTGCGGGAAGCGAGTTTACTCCTCGTCGTCCTAACAAGACCCAGGGATATCTATCTGGATGCCCTTTTACGCGCCTCAAGGATCTTAACCCAACCAGTCGAGATCACATCGCCTGGGTGATGAAAGAGTTCTACGGATGGAAGCCGACTGTCTTTACTGACAAGGGGAAGGCAACCATCGATGAAGTAGTACTCAAAGACATCGGTACTCCAATTGCACTTGAATTTCTTCAGTGCTTGGAACTGAGCAAGCAGCTTGGCATGCTGTCGGAAGGCGCCAATGCCTGGCTAAAGCTTGTTCGTAAAGACCGTATACATCACCACTGTTCAGTAGCAACCAACACGCATAGATGCGCCCATCGAAATCCAAACCTAGCCCAGACTCCCGCTGATGCCAGATTCAGACGACTGTTTACAGCAACTCCAGGACTGGTCATGGTTGGCGCCGATCTTAGCGGCATCGAGTTGCGGATGTTTGCGCATTACCTTAGTCGGTATGACGGTGGCAGCTATGGTGAGATCTTGCTCAATGGCGATATCCACCAAGTTAATGCCGACAAGATTGGCATTAGTCGTAAGCTCGTCAAGACCGTTACCTATGCTTTCCTTTATGGGGCTGGTAACGAAAAGATCGGACTATCCTTTGACCCTCAGCTTTCTGCCGCAAAGGCCAGAGCAAAGGGAAAGGAGATTCGTCAAGCGTATCTCGATGCAATTGAAGGTCTTGATGATCTTGTTAAGGCCGTCCAGAAAAAGGTTCAATCAGCTGGCTATGTCAATTCAATTGACGGACGGCGTATTGCTGTCGATGGACCGCACAAAGCATTGAACTACCTTTTGCAGTCAAGCGCCTCCGTTATTGCGAAGAGGCAAATGGTGATTGCAAATGACCAGATTAAACAACTAAAAATTGAAGCTCATCAATTGGCATTTGTACATGATGAACTTCAGTTTGAATGTAACCCCGCTCATGCGGACACTCTAATGTTTAGCCTTGAATTGTCAGCAGCTCAAGCTGGCGAATACTACGGACTGCGAATCCCAATCGCAGCAGAAGCCAGTACAGGAGACAGTTGGGCGGATACCCACTAAGGCTGTTAGGTGTGTGTATTCAAAAAGATGGTTTCCGTCTAACTATCCGCATATCCGACGTAATACTAGAAGCCGTTTCTGGTATTCAGTAGATTCTGAGAAGATACAGTCCCGGAATCGGATCAGGATTGGAACTAAACATAGCTCCCGCGTTACTAACAGAAATCCATTGGTTGGCGTTTGCCAACTGTGCGGAAACTATGATCACAAAGATAGGCTCTCTAATTCAAGAAGGCATGTCAAATGTATGCTTATCTCTTTAAAAAATAGTCGACTTGTAGGTACTTACAGCCGCACATTCTCAATCGCACAATGGTTGAATTCTCTGAACTTAAAAACCCAGACGAGCGTTTCACCTACCTTATGCAAAGGCAAGGCAATGTCTGCAAATTCACAAAGAGATCATTCTCGTCTCGTGGCGAAGATGCCCCACATGGCGATCACTGCCACGACACTCTCAAATTCAGAGGCTTTGTACTTGCAGTTGTCAATCGATTTCTCGGGGCTGCTGAGTACATCATGACTACATGCAATTGGACCACAGACCAGTTGTGTGATCACCTCAAGGAATATCTTGCCGATCCCGGCATTGATATTGGACTTGAATCCTATCCAAAAGATATCGGCTACGCAACTGAAGAGGAAGCGATTGCCGCTTATGAGCTTTATCAGTAACCAATGCCCCCACAAAAATCCAAAACAACCCTTGCAAAAAAGAAGTTTGAATCTCGTGCGAAGTTTAAGCACACCCATCAAGGCAACGGTACTCGTTCCTTGCCAAAAGGTACCAAGAAACTACGTCGAGGTCAGGGTAAATGACACTGCTCATTGACGCTGATTACCTGGCGTACAAAACCTGTGCTGCCTGTGAAGATGAGATTGATTACGGTGATGACCTCATCGTTGTCACCAGTCGATTCTCCGAAGTTGTCCGTACCTTCCAAAAAGAAGTGTCTTACATCGTTGATCGCTTAGGCAACTTCGATGACATGATCCTGTTCTTCAGTAGCCCTAACAATTTCAGGAAAAAAATTTATCCTGATTACAAGGGTCATCGAAACCGCAAAAAACCCTGCGGGTACAAACGTCTGCTCAATTGGTGCGGTGACAACTACGTCACCATGGTTGTGGACAACCTTGAAGCTGATGATGCCATTGGTATCTACGCTACGGATCCAATTGAATCGAAGAATGAGCTGATCGTCTGCTCTCCTGATAAAGATATGAAGCAGATCCCTGGTCTTTTATTTGACCTAACAAACCCTGTGATTGAAATCACCAAGGAGATGGGGGATCGCTGGCATCTTATCCAGACTATGAGTGGAGACCAGACAGATGGTTATGCAGGTGCTCCTGGTATCGGAGTCAAACGTGCAGAGGCCATCTTTACCAAGAAGGGCTGCACTTGGGAGACCGTTGTTGAAACCTTTGAGGAGCGTGGCCTCACCGCTGACGATGCCTTACTGAATGCACGACTTGCACGGATCCTTAGGTACACCGATTTCAATCACGACACCAATGAACCCCGACTATGGACTCCCTCCTCCAGTAATGGAGATGACCGTGGAACAGCAATTCAAGATGAGGCGCTTGCAGGATCTGCTGCCTAATGCAAGCAAGGAGGACATCATTACTGTCTTCCTTTCTTTGCAACATCAAAACTTTGTACTTTCTAACACCGTCTCTAACCTTGTTAAAAAATGGCCATCTCCAATGGACCTTCCTACTACAAGCGAGGGTCAATAGAAGTTTGGGATTTTATTCGTGACCAGCAACTCGACTACCACCTTGGCTGTGCAATCAAATACATCTGCCGAGCAGGTCACAAAGATGACGCCATCTCAGATCTCAACAAAGCAATCCACTACCTTGAGAATGAACGTGAGTTTCTACGAAACAGCAGCACACGAGTTCAGAACCAAGTTCAAGCTGCCGCTTGGGCTGACGACTTCCTCTTTGAATCTGCAGCAGAATTTGATCGATGAGGAGCATCTAGAGCTTGCCCATGCTTTTCTAGATCTCCGCGAAGACATCAACAACAAGCGAGCCCGAGAGCACATGCTCAAGGAACTTGCTGACCTTGTGTATGTCTGCCACCAAATGGCAGCAGCCTTTGGTTGGGATCTTCAAACCGCATACAACCGTATTCACGGCAGCAACTTAAGCAAGCTTGGTGATGACGGTGAACCTATCTACCGAGAGGACGGCAAGATCCTCAAAGGCCCTAACTACTACGAACCTAATCTGATCGACCTTGTCTAATACAATTGTGGAAAAAGAACTCATCGCACGTACTGGCCGTGTACAAAGTTGGATTGATGATCCAACGTCTCGTCTCCCTGTGTCTTGCACCGTGTTCGTGGTGGAAGATGAAATGGAAGGTCCAAATGGCATTGAAGCGTCTTGGCGATTCGTTAGCCACGCACTACGTTTTGGTGCAGGCGTTGCTGTTCATCTCAGCAAGCTTCGTCCGAAAGGCAATGAGAACGGTAAAGGTCTGGTTGCATCTGGTCCTGTATCGTTTGCAAAGATCTATTCCACACTCAATGAAATCTTGAGGCGTGGAGGTGTTTACAAAAATGGAGCTGTCGTCTGCCATCTTGACCTTAACCATCCTGATGTCCTTGAGTTTATTAATGCTGACCGCTCTGATCTACCTTGGGTCAAGCGTTGTGTCAACATTAACTATCATTGGTGGAATACTACGACGACTGAAGTCAAGGAAGCCTTGATTCTTGCCATCAAACGTGGTGACATCTGGCTGAACAAAACTAAGGTTGATCGTTATGGAAACCGTATCTACGGAAACGTTTGCTTGGAAGTGTACCTGCCATCACGGGGAACCTGTCTACTGCAACATGTCAACCTTGGGGCATGCGAATTTGATGACCTTCGACGTGCGTTTATCAACGGCATGTCAGAACTGTGTGCGCTCCATGCCAAGACGGGTGTCGGAGACAGCGGTGAATACCTCACTCCAGAGATTGATCGCCAGGTCGGTCTCGGAATCCTTGGGCTTGCCAACCTGCTCCGTCGCCAAGGGGTGAGCTACAAAGACTTCGGGGATGCCCTCCAAGCCATTTGTAATAACCAGCCTCACGAGCACACACCGGCTTCAGTGTTGGCTCATGAACTCCGCTCTGCCATTCAAGAAGCTGCGGCAATTGCTAAAGCCAATGGTATGGTCCGTGCCTTTGCTATCGCACCTACAGCGTCCTGTAGCTACCGCTATACGGACCTTGATGGGTACACCACGTGCCCTGAAATCGCTCCTCCTATTGCCCGCCATGTGGACCGTGACTCTGGCACCTTTGGCGTCCAGAGCTTTGACTACGGTCCTGTTGAGGTCGCGTCTGAAGTTGGCTGGGATGACTACTTCAATGTAGTAAATGGCATTGTTTCAATGCTTGATAAGACGGGACTTCTTCACGGTTACAGCTTCAATAGTTGGTCTGATGTGATCACCTATGACGAAGCGTTTATTGAAGAGTGGCTGCAATCTCCGCAGACCTCCCTTTATTACTCGCTTCAGGTAATGGGTGACACGCAAGACAAGACCAGTGCATATGCTGCATTGGATGAGTCTGAGGTGGACGATTACCTGGAGTCGATTCTCTATGACAGAGATGATGATCCTGCTCCTGATTGTAATTGCGGCGAATGAATCAAAATGATTTGAAGATTGCCCAACTTATTCCTGGCAATGTTAATCTCAACAATCGTCTAAAAGTTCGCAATGCTGATGGTTCGTACAGCACAGTACGGACTATTGGTATTGAAATTGATGGCGGGCGGCATGTCAATATTCCTACGGTGATTAACGGTAAAGTGGTGTCCAATGAAGAAGCTGTTAAGCACTTCAGAAAAACGAGACAACATCTCGGCATCTTTGCAACTAGAGAAGAAGCAGATGCGGCGGCACAACGGCTTCATGAATCCCAAGCTCAGATGTACGGACTATGAACCCCTATCAAAAACTCCTGACTCGTAAACGAACCTGGACTCCTGTTCAGACTACAGCTGGCAAGTTGGCAGACGGTGCGGAAGAAACAATCTTCCGTGCTCTTGCTATCCGTCATATGGAACTGCCGGTTGGTGACTTTATCCATGAGGCTTTGAAACATGAAGTTCCAGAAATGGCAAGGGATCTCCTTTTGTCCAATATCCGGGACGAGGAAAAACACGACTTGGCTCTCGGTTACATCGCCAACGCTATTGGGGTGGACGAGACAGCTGAAGAGGAAGCAAAGCGACTTAGGGATGCATGGATCTCGCATCCTGATCACACGGTCCTCAAAGCAATGGTGGCCGAGCGTGCAATTTTCTTCGTACTACTCCCCTTCTTCCGCTTTAATGGTGACGCTGGTCTCCGAACAGTAAGCGCCGATATCAGTCGTGATGAACAAGTCCATGTGGCAACGAATAGCCTGGTATGTCGTGAGCTTGGTCTCGATTGGAGTCCTTCTCTCGATAAGCTCAGGAAAGCAACCATTAATTGGGTGATGCAACCCCTTACTGGGGTACACACCAATAAATATCTGAACAAAAAATTTTGGCTGGATGCAAGTGATCGTCTGATGTACGAGGGCAAGGCTCCCGAGCTTTCCGAGACCAAACGTGCTCGTATGCCAGCGTTCTTTGAACATGCAAATCCAAACCTCCCACAGTACGCTTAATCT